ATACCGAGTTGATATGGAAGCATAGACATATTCTCTACTTGTCCAGAGATGCCTAACTGAGTCTGTAGTGGAGAGTAAGCACCAGCCATTGTAGAAGCTTGAGTACCAAGCAATGTAGCACCTGTACCAAATAGACCAGCACCAAAGGCTTGACGCTGTTGAGCAGCTTGCTCAGCTTGAGTAGCTAGGTTTAAGTCTTGTTGAGCAATAGCATTATAGTAGGCAGCTAACTCAGGATTAGTCTGCATCATTCCTGTACTAGTTCCACCAGTAGCTAAACCACCTCGTCCAGTTTGGAATAACTGATTACGAATACCAGATAACTGAGATTCACGACTACCAGCTAGAGCAGCTTGTTGAGTACGCATGTACTCTTGACGAGCTTCTTCAGGAGAAGTAGCTAAGTATTGCTGACCTTGTGCAAACAGTTGCTGAGCAGCAGGAGATAAAGCCCTTAATTGTTCAGCTTGTTGTCGAGCAAAATCAGCACTTACCCCATACTGGCTCATTATTTGTTTCTGTAAAGCATCTAACTCAGGAGAAGCAGTATAGCTTCCACTAGAAACATAAGGAATCCCAGTAGCTGGATCAATCTCACGAGTAAACTCAGAAGTACCAAAGGCGGTAGTCGTTCCTACAGGTCTAAACGCTGCAGCTGCTGCTGCCTCTTTAGCTGCTTGAGATTGTTGTGCTGCTGCTCGTTCACCAGCGGCTTTTGTATCGTCAGCCCCAGTAAAGATATTAGCTACGCTACTAACAAGTTCACCCATTATTTACTCCTACTATATATGTAATACATTTTGTTGTCCGTACCTTTGAAAGGTTGTTTATATTTAAAATCGATAGACTCAGCAAACTTAATTAATTTATGATTACTTTGATCTAACATTGCTACTAGTGGTACATTATTTAAATACTGTAATAAGTTTAAATCTTCTAAGTACTTTGCTTTAATTGTTGCTGTCCATTTATATACATCTGTATGAAACCACAACATACCTTCATATAATTCTAGATACATCGTGTAGTGTTCACGATTTACTACTGGTACTTTTATCAAGCTGTACGCTTCCACATACGAACAGTAATGTATGGCTGTACGTTAGCGTTAGTACCACTAGAACCAGTAGAATTGACAGTAGTTGAAGTAGATACAGAAATGCCTGTGACTGCGACTCCAGTTAATCTAGTTCCACCAATAGGAATACCGCCGTTTGCAAGTGTTTGTGCGCCATCAAAGTTAGCGAAAGCATCATCACTGTGTTGGTGTCCTGGATCTGATACCGAGGAAGAAGATGAAGCTGTGTGATTATGAGACACAACAACAGCATCTTTAGAACCACCAGTTTCTTCTAGTGTGTCAAAGAGTGAGTCACCAGCGTTAAAACCAACCATGACACGACCAGCACCAAAGGCTTCCCAAGTACCAAAACCTAGTAAAGTAGCTGGGTTAGTAGACACAGCAGCATTAACATAAATAGAACCAACAGGATAAATTGCTCCTAATGCAGCCGTCACAAACGCAGTAGTGGCTAACTGAGTGGTACTAGAACCAGCAGTTGCTGTTGGTGCAGCAGGAGTACCTGTGAATGTAGGAGAAGCAATGTCTGCTTTAGAACTGATAGCACCAGATATAGAATTGAACTCATTATCTATCTCAGTACCTTTTACAATCTTGTTTGAATCACCAGTAGGTAGTGTATCTTTAGTTGCAAAGTTAGTTGCTTTGGTGTAATTACTCATAGTGTTTTGCCTGTCTTAAGGAAGAAGTCAATCTTCTGAATTGAAAGAGGAGTACCGTCAATGTCAGACTCAAAGCCTAACTGAAGAACAGTACCAGAACCTGATGCTGGAATGTTAGCGATGTCTAATGCAATACCATTAGTGTATGTAGCTACATTGTATTCGGATACATTATACTCAAACACCTCTACACGCTGTAGTACAATACCACGAGAGAAGTAGTTACGGGTGTAATCATATCCCCACTTAATAGCAATAGGCTGGTTAGAACCACCAATAGCTGTGACATTGATACGCTTAAGAATCTTATTCGTAGTAGCAGAACCAAAGTCAAAGTAGTTAGTGAAGTATGTCATACGATACCGAGCACCATCATCTTCATACAGATTGTACTTACCTATGTACCCTGGCTTACCAATCAGTAAGTCTCTAGTTTGTGTCACACAGAAAGCTGTAGGATTAATCTGTTTCCAAATAGTAGTTCTAGCTGCTCCATTCTGCAGCACACCTCTGGTGTCAAAGCAATATGTAAATCCTGTACTAGGTAAAGATAATAAATAGAAGGCATCTGTAGGAAAATAAACAGATTTGATATTCTTTAATGTCTCTGAAGCAACAAGTGATAGTAGTTCGTCTCGAACATTCTTAGACACGTCCCTGTAAGGTAATGACTTCTCTTGGATAATACGCTGTAAGGAATGAACACCAGTAGAAGCTAAGAACAATAAATCTGTAGCAACAGAAGCAACAGAGTCTCTAGCTAAGCAACCAACACCTACAATAACATCTTCTAAAGCTAAGTTAGCAGGTACTGTAGGGTTACGATAGATAACAATATGCTTAGTACAGAAGATAATCAAGAAACCATTATGAGCTGCAAGAGCCACAATAGGATCATTATTAGGAACTACCTTACTGATATCTAGTGAACCTGATGAACCTGTTCTCCACTCAGAAGGGTTTAGCAAGTCGCTGAAGTATACAGTCTGAGTATCTCCTGCAATGTTAGCAGCCCATAAACGACCATACGAAGTCATGATACAGTTGGGTGTAAAACTATTAGTGGTATATCCTACAGGTAAAGTAGAGATATCACCTAATCTTTGAAATCCATAAGCTCCAGTATGAGCATGACCACCAGAGCCTAATTTATGATAAACAAGAAGAGGGTGTCCTTCTTGAGCTAGGATAGCATGACCTGAAGCAGTGCCTCCTGTTGAATAAGGCATGCCAGCTATCTGCCAGTTATCGTCAGTAATAGTGTAGCTTAAGTTAGCTGTGTCATTGCTGTTACGAACTACAGCTTCAGTTAAGGTAGTTGTTCCAGTATATATCTTATTGTTAGCTGCAGAGATGACAGTAGCACCGTCTTCCTTAACAAGCTCAAAGATAGCCCTAAACGAGCCTGTAGACGCTGCAGTAGAGTTAACTGTAGTCCACCCCTTACGAGCACCAATACGACCGTAGCGATCGATTACGCAGTTATTAGCCTCTAATGCAAACCCACTGTCTAACTGAATAGAACTATCTTGGGTGTTTAACCCAGAGAATCCAGGGGCTGCAATCGAGCCAGTTGATATCGCTTCAGCCATTAGATAGCCATCCAAGCAGACTCTTCAATGTAACGACCAGACTCAATAGCAATAGCATCAGCTAAGGATTGATTGTAAATGAATGCCATTTCACCAGCTAAGATGCCACCGTCTTCACCACGCTCTGCAATAGCCCTTGCAGCAGCATTAAAGATGACAGGCTCAGAAGGAACTAACAGAGTATCAGCATCCGAAACTAAAGCTACTTGTGGTTTGATTACGTTGAAACGAATATCATAAGCCCCATCAGGAATAGGGAATAAGTCTACTTGTGTGTCACCGTTGGAGTTTGTACCGTTGAAGTTGTAGTACGCAGGAGAACCCTTTTGTACTGAAGTTAGAAGGAACTGTTCGTTCATCCAACGAGTAGTAGCATTCTGAACTATGATATTCTTGGTGTCGTTTAGAACGTCAATAACCCTAAACCGTTGTCCAGAACCAACAAGAACATAGTTAAAGATACCATCAGCTGTTACTGCAGTCAGCGTTTCTGATAAGGCATTCCAAGCATAGGCATCTTCTACTTGACGCTTAGCATCGTTAACGAACTCACCGATAAGCTTAGAGTAAGCATTATCTGCTACAGAAGAAACCTCAGTCTCTCGTAGTCTTCGTAGTACAGAATTTACCAGTTGGATGTAGTTCATAGTAACCTATATTATATCACAAATTTATATAAAAGTCAAGCATTATTTACCACTTAACCTTGTCAGCCCAGTACGCTGCTGACATCTTACCCTTGGCTATATTAGCTGCATGCCTTGCTTTAAAGCTCTTCTGACGAGCCTTCTCTCCTGGGGTCTTAGGAGCAGATCCAGCACCAGATACACCCTGCTGTCCAAAGCGAATAGTCTTAGTCTGGTCTCCAGATTTAGCTACTACCACATGGGACTTAGTAGGATGATTCGGTGTCTTCTTAGGCTTGTTGTAGCCACTAACACCTACTCGTTCTAGTTTGCTGTCTTTCTTCATTTCTTCTTCTTTGCTGTCTTCGCAGCATCCTTAAAGTCCTTAGCCGAAGGAGCACCTTTGCTACCTACCTTACGCATCTTCTCACCTGATCCAGCAGCTATACGCTTCTTCTTGGCAGCGATATTGGCATATAAACCTGGCTTCATTTCTTAGCTTTCTTCTTAGGTTTACCTGCAGTTTGAAGAGCAATTGCTACGGCTTGCTTCTGAGGACGACCTTCTTTAACCATCTTAGAGATATTCTTACTGATGGTCTTGTCTGACTTGCCTTTAGCTAATGGCATCTTAGTAGCCCCGCTTAGCAGTCATCTTCTTAGCTGGCTTAGCCTTAACAGGAGAACCAGTCTTCATCGCATACGACTTAGCTTCTTTCTTACCCTTAGCTGTGTAAGGGAACTTCTTGTCTTTTACCATTGGCATAACAATCTCCTATTTTCTAAATATCATATCAGATACATAACTGATGAACGCACCAGCAACTGAAGCAACTCCCATCAAAGCCCACAGAGAACCTTTACTGCGTTCTGCCATAGCCACTAATCTTTTAATATCGCTGTCCATTGAGTTTACTTTATGCTCTAGGTTCTCAACAGCATTAACTAGCTTACCGTACTCTACAGGATTGATGTCACTCATACTGCTGCCTCTAACGCTGCGATTTGTGCTGCTTGTGCGTCTACGGTTGCTTTGAGTTCTTGGATTGCTGCTGTAAGAGTAGCTACAAGGAAGCTGGTGTCGATACCTTGCGCTTTAATTGAGCCGTCTTTATTGACAGCATCTTTTTCGCCAATAACTGCATCAGGAAAAATTTCTTGAAGTTCGTGTGCAATAAAACCTTGACCAACAGAATTGTCGTGTTTCCATGTATATGTTACTGGTTTAAGTAAAGCTATTTTATCTAATGTTCCGACCATTGGCACTACATTATCTTTTAAACGATAATCCGATGATGTTCCGTAAGCTGTTGTTGTGGCTGTATTTGAAATAATTCCAGATATTCCACCAGTAGAATTTTCAAAAATAACCGATGAACCAACATAGGTTGTAGACGATGCTTTTACAATAATTCCGTTTGCAACGCTGTTATCAAAACCAACTTGTAATTGACCGCCATAATTAGCACTAGTTGTTCTATTAACCAACAAATTACCACTAGGGATAATACGCATACGCTCTGTTGGTGATGATGTTCCATTAACAAATGTAATAGACCCGTCACTTGCGGTAGATAGGTTTGCATTGTTTGTTGAACTATTGTAATACAAATAAAGTTTATTTGTTGTTGTAGTTAAAGCTAAATTGCCATTAAAAACAGCTAATTTTGCATCGTATGTAGCAGGGCTACTTGTACCAATCCCCAAGTTCCCTGAACTATCAATACGCATGGCTTCTGCACCACCTTCAGAGAACGCAATCGTATCTGC